ATGGCTTTAAAAATAATATCTCTTAATGATTTATTACAGACCCAAAGAGAGGAGGATATAATTAAACTCCTCTCTTCATTTGAAACTATTAAGATAAAATATAATCCAGGTGCTGATGATGTTGAGCACTTCATACATACCAAAGCTATTCAATTTGAAAAAATGGACTTATCGCGTACATACTTAATAATGTCTTCATACCAAGCTAAGCCTTATTTAGCTGGGTATTTTTCCATTTCTAATAGACCCTTAGTTATCCCCAAAAGACAATTTCAAAAGTTGTCTAAAACTTTACAAAAAAGATTAATGGGTTTCGGTCACAAAACTCAGCAGGCTACATACGAAATTAAGGGTTTTTTACTTGGACAACTCGGAAAAAATTATAACCCCATTGCTCATAAAGCAGGGAATGTCTCCGGCAAAGATTTATTAGAACTTTCTTACAAAAAAATTTTGGAGGCTCATAGAATTGTGGGGGGAAGAATACTGTACTTAGAGTGTGAAGATTATGATAAAATAAAAGATTTTTATATTCGAAACGGATTTAGACAGCTTGAAGAATATGAATCTGAAAATGGATTGTGTATGATGGTTAAACAAATTCAACATCTGAAAGAAGATTAATTTTTAAGGAGCCCTTCATAAAGAAGGGCCTTCTTTATTACTTCAATAGTGCTTCAAGTTTTGCCTTTGTCTTCGGCCCGTAAATGCCGTCGGCAGACAGCCCGTGCATCAGCTGGAACCGTTTGACCGCGTTCGCCGTCTTCGGCCCGTAATAGCCATCTATGCCGTTATTCTTCGCCTCTTTGTCTGGATAGAAATAGAGGGCAGCTAAAGCCTCCTGAATCTGCCGGACGGCCGTTCCTTTCATCATCGGGCTTTTGTATTTGTAAATCCCGGTCGGCAGCGTGTACTTTTTTACTGCAGGCTTTTTCGCGCTTTCCTTTTTCGGCGCTTCCTTTTTTGGAGCCGTTGTTGCTGGTTGCTTGCTTGAGCCTCCGGAAAGACCGAGATATTTCGCAATTCCGCGCGCATGGGCTTCGCCGACTGCCTTTAGAAAGCCGGAATCCTTGAGGCGTTCCGCGTCCTCTTTGCGGTCGATAAACAGGTTTTCTGTAAGGACTGCAGGCATACGGGTTTCACGGACTACCGCAAGGTTAGCCTGTTTTAAACCTCTGTCCGCGATCTGGCCGTATGCTTTCATAGTTGCAAGAATTTCATTATGAAGCGCCTTCTGTAAGTCGAGAGTCTTACCAGCAGTCCCGGGATAACGGAACGTTTCGAACCCGGTGCCGCCGCCAGCATTAATATGGAAGGAAACGAATACATCCGCGCCCCATTTATTCGCCATATCTGCGCGCTCTGACAGTTCATAAAAGACATCAGTCGAACGCGTCAGCTTCACCTGTACGCCTTTATAATGGTTCTCTAAATAAGATTTCGCATATTTGACCATTTTCAGGACTAAATCCTTTTCCTTCATGCCGTTTGCCGCCGCTCCGGAATCTTTGCCGCCGTGTCCTGCATCTAACCATACTTTTGCCATAAATGATCAATCCTTTCTTATTTCTGGGTTTTTTCGTCTTCGTCTTTCATCTGCTCGAAACGATCGACAAGGAATTTTGGAACCGCGACGCCCAAGCGTCCAAGGTTTTCAATGAAGGAAATACCCTCCATACCAATTAAAAACATGATCATAGCGTAGCGCGCGAACTGTCCGTCATTGCCGAGAATGATATCAACTTGATTAGCTACAATGATTAGGGATAGCATGGCACCCTTTTTCAAGAGTCCGCTAAACGCCGTTTTGGATGAAACGCTTTTATCCTGCCAAGCTGCAGCAACCCCCGTTAAATAATCAACAGTCATAATGATGATGAACGCAGTTAACAAATGATCAAGACCTCCAAACAAATAGGCTAAAATGCCAGTGCTGCCACCAGCAAACGAGGCGTAAAGGGTATCAGTGTTTTGTCTCATGTTTTTCTCTCCTTTTTTGAGCAAAATAAAAAAGCCGCTTATTTCGCCGCTTCTGCTCCTTTTTCGTGATATTCTTTATTTGCTTCGACTTGATTCATTTCTATCACTTCATCTTCCACCTGCGAATTGCCGATCCGCTCTTCTTGCAGCTCTTTTTTGAGATTTTCATTTTCCTGCTCTAGGTTCTGCCGTTTCTGTAATTCATTCATATATAGGCTTCGACTTTCTGCCAATCTATCATGCGCTTGGCTTAATTCTTCTCTATACGCCGCCGCTTTTAAAGCTTGCCTGTTGAGTTGTTCTACCAACTCTTCGTATGTCATTTTTTGATCGTTCAAAGTGTTTTCCTCCTTAATTTAACGTGCTTTCTATATTTTCGATCCGGGTTTTCAGGTCTCTGACAATAGGGATGAGTAAAGCGAACAGCCGATCATACATAATTCCTTCAATTTCACGGTTTCCGTTTTCGTCCGGCTTTCCGAAAAAAACAAATTCTTTTAGACCGGCTTCGAATACCTCTTCGGCAATTAATCCCGGGATTCGCTCAAGATATGGTTTATCCTCATCATCTTCTCGCCCACTCTCTAAAATTTCCGCGTATGCTTCCACGGCTAGTTTATCAAACCATGTTTTAGGATTGAGTTTCAGAATGTTTTCGACTCTATCTTTTGGAAATTCCTCTATGTTAATTTTGTATTTTTGGGATGATGTCACCTTTTCAAAATTGCCATACTGATTCATATGGAGGTTTGCCGGGGCTGTGGTTGTTCTGTTATTAATGGAAGACGACCAAACACGCGGGCCTCTACCATCAACCCCTATATTTATATCACCGACGCTGCTGCTACTTGCGGCATTACCTTTTAAAGTCAATGTTCCGTTCGCGCCAATGGTTTGACTGGAACCGGTCAGGAAGATACCTCTTCCACCAGTATCAAAATTTACCCCTTTTGTAGTTTTCAAACGAATACCGCCGGATGCTATAACATCAAAATTTACAGGTTTGAATCTAATAATCGATTGGCTTCCCTCGAAAAGTGCTGCATAACGAGATTCTACATTATCGAATACCCACGTATCCTTTTGCAAATCATAAAAATAATCATAGTCGCCAGAAGCGATATTCAACATCGCTTTATCACCCCGGCTCATTTGGTAACGGGCGATATCGCCAGTAGTATCGAATATATTGTCAGGATTAAAATTGCCATGTGATTCCGTAAAAATATCTACTTTTGGGGAAAATGAATTCGTGTTTTGTCCGGGCACACCAGAAATAGAAAGCCTCCCGTTTCCAACACGTACAATACTGTGAACCTTATTATCGGTATCGCCATCACGATAAAACCAGCCGGTTTCTTGTTCTAGCATCCCTGATGTTATCGTTAATTTGTTATAGTTGTACTTGCTGTCTCGCGTCCACTGATAGAACGTCCCGTCTTGTATCCAAGATTCAAAATCATTATTTTGACCAGCCGCTTCGAACCTCGCCCCGCGAATCAATGAACCTTCAATCGTGATACCTTTAATCGTCCCGGCGTTGATCTTGTCGGCCGAAAGATTGGCGATTTTCGCGTTTGTGATGGCCCCGTCTTCGATCTGAGCCGTTCCAATGATAGCCGTTCCCAGCTTTGCTCGTGTAATGGCTCCGTTTGCGATGGCCGCCGTCGTAATGGCCGCCTCTTGGATGTGGGCCGATTGGATGGCCGCTTTCGCAATTAAGGCCGATGAAATTGCTTGTTCAGTCAGCATCACGTCGTATGGACTGAAGGCGAATTCTTTTCTTACATCCCCTTTTCGAATTTGAATTTTTCTAAAGGTGACGGAAGGGTTTTCGTCTCCGACTTTATTACCTCCTAACCACAGCCGGGCTGTTTCGGTTGTGATCGGTGACTGAAAAACATAGTCAACCCTTACAAATTCATCGGAAGGGAAAGAGCTAATGTCGTTAAAATCTGGTGCATCTAATTGATATTGGCCGCTGTCATCTTTAATATAAATAAAGTTGATATTAAGGGTGTTGTTCCTTTTAACCTCGAATGATAGTGTGTATTTTTCGCCTTTAGCCAACCTCAGTGTTGATCTGTAGAAAGCACTAAAACCAAAGCCGCTTCTTGAATCATCAGCTTTTTTGGTTACAGTTACTTCGTTGAATTCCCCTTCTTTCACGCTCCATGATGCACCGTTGACGTTACCTAATTCACCCGGCCGCAATACTGAACCCGGCAAAATGTTGGATTCATCGAATTTCTGTGAAAGTTTTTCGGCCGTGACTGATAGATTGGCAAGTTTTTCGGCCGTAACCGCCCCGAAAACGATGTCATCAGTCAAAATCCTTCTGGTAACGCCTGTAAATTCTTGTGTAAATGGGCTTGGCGTGCCGTGTGTATTGATCGTTCGCATTCGGTAATACCAAACTTGATCAACGCCCGGCGTATGCTCGTATCCGCTTAATTTACCGCTGAAAATCAAATTTTCATCCAAAGGCGTAAATCCTTTATTCGGCGATGCGAAAATCTGATATGCCGCTATATATGAACTTGGATTATAGTCCCATGTGATCGAAACCCCTTGGAATAAGGATTCGACTTTAATATTTGACGGAACAGGCGGCACTTTATCAGGGAAGCTCCCGTCACCGATCACCGGATCGCCGCCGTTGTCCCATTTGCCGCGATTTGTGTCAATTGTCGTTTCAAGCTCTTTGATCCGCTTTTCGGTTGAATACAGGTCTAAAAATTGCCCCATTTCTACCTGTGCCGTATTCACGGGATCAGATAGATCGTATTCTATTGCAATGACTCTAGTTTGAACCTCGATAGGGTGTCGAAAATTGTCGTCAATTGCGATCATTGTATCGCCAAGATCAACCGCCTCATGCTCATAACCCGAAATGTATTCAAGCAGTTCCAGCTTTAGAGAATAATTGACTTGCACCATTTCATGATTGATAAGCGCTTCATAGGTTTTCTTGAGCAATTCGGCCGGGTCTTGGATGCTGTCATCTTGCCATTTCTGGAACCGGTGCCGCTTGGTCTTGCCGTCGTACATAATTCGGCCGAACTTCTCCAAAAGCTCAGGGTCGCCGACCCACTCTTGCCCTTTCGGCTTGTCTACCGGGTCGCCGTTCGCTTTGACCCATTCGACATCTGAGAAATCAATATAACGGGTGTTGCCGCCGCCTTCGGTTTCAAGGCTTGCGCCGTAACCGTACAGGGCTGTCACCGGGTAACTCAGTACCGTTCTTGTGATTTCCTGAATGTCTTTATCGATTTCCGCACGCTTCCCGGTGTCTTGGCCGCGTCGGGGCAGAATATGGATCACTCGATCAACGATATTGTCATTTTCATCGAAAACAACTTCGTCATAATACTCGCCGCCCCATATCTGCAATATCTGGTTGATGGCTTCCATGACACTGATGCGATAAAAATTTGTGGAATGCAAGCCAAGATCGACCGGGACATTCGCGCGCCACCTTGTACCCTCAAGAATACGGTCAAGAACGTACTGGGCTGTTCTATTTTGCGGCCTGATGTCGGTCACAAACTCATCGTATAGCTCTGACAGTGCCGGCTCACAATAGGCCCTAATGCGTGCATTCGCGCCGTCGTCGGCGTCTTCCAGCTCTTTTATAACGAAATTGCGTTTTCTTCCTCTCCTGTCCTCGAAAACGACCTGATTCTCCGGTTTTATATGAACGCTATCCTCGTGATCTGCGTCCGCGACAAAAGAAAAAGAAGAACCGACATTCAGTTCTTCTCGAAATGGCGCATCATAGAAACGACATGCTTCTTTTGCTTCGCTTGATATGATTGTTTGTTTTTTGTCCTTGTCGTCCAAAATCCACATATCGGCCATAAACGCACCCCCTTACATATACGCCTTGCGAAATGAAATACTGCTTTTGTGTGTTGTTTTTATTGTGCAATCTCCCACGGGTATATCAAACCATCTTGAGAGCATAAGCAGTGCATTCATATTGACTTTTCCGTTGATTATCACTTTTCTCTTTTCGAAATCAATTACAAGGGTGTCCCCTTTAATGAAGTTGAAATTTACTTTTATCCGCTTATCGATTGTTCCGTCCTCTTTCAATAACTGGACTTCGTACGATGTAGCATCAGACTCAAAAACACATGTCACGGTGGGCGAAACAGGACGCATTCCCTCATTTTTAACTGTTTCCGACAAGTACGGAATCCATTTGTGTGACGATGAAGAGCCTCGCATAACCTGCACCCCTGTTATCTGAGCGCTATTATAATTGTTATTACCATCAGCAGTTTGTCCTAAATAAACTGAAGTGCTGTTCGATTTCGGCGTAAATGTATGCGACAACTTTGTCCATTTTCCTAATATCGGGGCTACATCATAGTCTGTATATGTCCATCCGTCTGTTGCGTTGCCGGTTTGGACCCTGACCCGTCCGGCTCCGCTCGTTACCTTAAACCAAGCAGACAAAGTGTAAGTTTCGCCCGCTGTCAAAGAAACAGAATCTTGTGCGTAACCATATTGTTCAGACGCAACAGCAGAATAATAAAAGCCCTTGGTAAATTTATGATCGTCTCCGTCGAAATCCGTAATATCGGTCAGTCCTCTTGTGTTCCCGGCGCTCCCTGTTTGCCAAGTTCTCCAATTTGTTAGGCCATTGGAAAAATCACCGTTTTTAACATGGTTTGTATATGAGTTGTTGGGATCACCTGTTATAAATATTGTTTCCCCGCCCTCTTTTTCAGGGTCAGGGCATACAAATGTGAGTGTCACTTTATAGACGCCGTTTTGTCCTTCGCTCTCTTGTGCTGTGCTGAATACGGCGTTATATGTTCGGTCTGGCTCATCTGAAAAGATCAACGCTTCTTCCTTGTCTGTCGCAAGGATATAATTTATTTCTTCTAATATCTTTCGTAATTCCGCATCATTGGCCGCTATAAATAAGGTGTCAATCTCGATAGTGCGTTCCGTGTATCTTACGCCCTTTAATTTAGCGCCATCGACACCCGGCAAGGAAACTAAATTCAGTTCCCTGCCAACAATGCCGCGCCCCCTGTCGTTGATCACGAAAAAGTGATCCGTCAGGGTGTAACCGTTGAATTTGATCCAATAGTCTACTTCTTGAATCGTTTGGCCGAATGCGTCATCTATTGCCGTTGTCAGTATCTTTTTGTAATCGATCATCGGTTTATGGTCGTCCTCCTTCCGTCTTCACGGCTCTGGAACTCTTTCACGTATTTGTACGTGCCCCGACCGACTTCTCGGCCGTCCATTTCAATAATGATCGGACGGTCTGAAATTTCGAAATCACTGACCTCTGCCTCGATCTGACCGCGGACATCGTTTAATGTGCCACTGCTGAGGGCTGTGTCATAGGCGAATGTCGTTTGATCTGGCGTAAACATGGTGAGCTGCGCCAGTTTCTGAGTAGCTTTTTCTACAAGGCCGCCCGCTTTATCGATACCAACAGCCACACCAGCCGGAATCATTTTTCCGACATGATCGCGCATCCATCGTGATGGCGAGTGAATGTTGAGTAATCCAGTAATTTTCTTCTTAACTCCGTCCGCGATGTCGCCGACTTTCCGCCAGACGGCATTTGCCATACTTCCGATACCGTTGATCAATCCTTGAATGATGTCTTTACCTATACGTTTCAGATCGATCCCTTTGAAAAACCCTATGACCTTATCCCATATGCTTTTAATTTTGTCTCGTGCCGCATTCATTTTTTCACCGACAGAACTTACAATGCTTTGAAACTTTTCTTTAATAGTCGTCCATATTTTCCCGACTGTATTTGAGAGAAAGGTTTTAACAACATTCCAAACATTTTTAGTAGTTGACGAAACCTTATTCCATACGGAAACGATAGTGTTTTTTATATTACTCCAAATTTTTGAGAAAGAATTTTTCAAACCGTTTATTAGTGATGTCAGAAAACTTTTCAACCCATTCCAGACTTTCTTGCCAACTGATACAATACCGTTCCATACCGATGTCACAGTAGATTTAATGGCATTCCAAACCGTAGAAAATATTTTTTTCCATCCATTAAGAACATTAGTGAAAAAGCTTTTCAGACCATTCCAGACATTTTTTCCGACCGAAACAATTCCTTTCCAAATCGTAACGACAGCTGACTTAATCCCACTCCAGATGGAAGAAAAAAAGCCTTTGATACCATTCCAAAATCCAGTGAAAAATGTTTTCAGACTGTTCCAGATGGTTTTTCCAACTGATACTGTCTCGTTCCATAAGCCAACAAAGAACGATTTTATCGATTCCCATGCTGTTTTCACTCCATCGGAAATACCGGACCATAATCCTGAGAAAAAGGATGAAATGCTTCCCCAAATTTGTGAGGCTGTATCAGAAATCCATTGCCAAGTAGATGAGAAAAACTCCGATATACTGTTCCATGTATCAATCGCAAAAGTTTTAATCCCTTCCCATAAACCAGAAAAGAATTCAGAAATAGGACCCCAATTAGTAATGATCAGATAAGCCGCCGCCGCAATGGCTGCCACAACCATTAAAATAGGATTTGTCAAAAATGCTTTTCCGACCATCCCGATGACTGAGCCAATCCACTTTATCGTCGTCCCTAATTTTTTCACCGTACTTATTGCATCTTTCCATTTAAAAGCTGCTGAAAAAGCGATAGTTAAAGGCGTGAGCGCTCTAAATAGGCCTGCAAACGTGACGAGATAACCGATCATTTGACCGATAATAGGATTCGATTCCATCATCGAGTTAGAAAACTTCAAGAATGACGTGACCATTTGTAGAATCTGCGAACCTAACGGGGCCATGCCCACACCCAAATTAACGATTAGGTTAGACAACTCTCCGATCAGAGATAGAACTGTAGGCGTATTTTGTCTGACATAATTAATAAATTCCTGAAACGATTTCGATTCACTCAGGCTGTTTCCCCACTCTTTAAAACGTGCTGTCAGATCCACAAGTCCGGTCAGCATGTCCGAACTCATTGGTGCGAATGCTGTAAAGATGCCAACCAATCCGGACCCGATGTTTTTAAAGATCGTCAGCAGCTTAGGGCCGTTTTGCTGAACGTATTGGATAAACGACTTAAATTTATCTGAGCCTGAGAGACTTGCCGTCCATTTCGCGAATGCTTCGGAAGATTTCAACATGCTTGCTGACATTTTCTCGCCCAAAGGACCGAAAGCTACCATCAAATTTAAAAAGCCGCGCAAATAATTCCCCATGGTTTTTGTCATCGTGAGGAATTGCGGGCCGGCATTTTTATTCAGATAGTCAAAGAATTTCTGCACATCTGGCGCATTCAGAGAGTTCTTGAAGCTCTCGGATAGTTCAAGTCCTGCCTGTGCTACGGACTTAAACATTGGCCGTAATGTATTCAAAATAGATTTGAAGCTATTCAACGAGTTTATGAACGTCTGCAAGATAGGCTTTTGTACAGATTTCGAGATATCCTGCCAGTTCGATTTGAAGCTTTCCAGTGTAGATAAAGCCTTCTTTTCTTCAGCGTTCAAAGATTGTTGAATAGTCTTTATTTGCTCCATGATTTTGGCGCGTTGTTTGAGGTCTGTTGTCTCATCAAGCTTTTTCTGTAGTTTCTCCAAGTTAGAAGATGCTTCGAAAACGCCTTTAATATTCGAAACAGCCAAAGCACCAAATGCTCCGGCGCCAGCACCCGCCGTCCCGAATGCACTTGCCAGCCCCATAAGGCCACCAGTAGCAACACCGACGACGGGGCCAAGCGACCCGATAGCCGCTGTGAGTGACGCTATAACAGGAACAAGGGCCGGGAATATCGACATTTTCATGCCGCTAAAGGCGTTTCCAAACACAGTCTGAAAGTCGTTTATCACCCTGCTAAGCCGCGCCATCCTGTTTTCGAAAACGCCCAGCCGCCGCTCGGCCTCTTTAAAATTTTCTTTAACAGTTACGCTGATTCTATTCGGGATGCTTCGGGCTAACGCCTTAACTTCGCCCATTTTGCGCTTAAATTTGCCTATTTCCGCATCGACAATCGCTGTGAGGCGTTCGATCATAGCCTTAACCCCCTTTCTTATTGAAATCCGGAAGGGTGATCGTTTTAAGGGCATCTGTCGCGCGTTTTAGGGCATTAGGGTTAACGCCAAGGCTCCGCGCATTGCGCCAGCCGTCTTCCTCGTTGGCCACCATCTTCCGGGCTTTGTCAGCGTCAAACATCTTTTTAGGGGTCACACGCCCTTTTTTATTCAAAGCGTATCGATGGAATAGGGCGTTCTTCGTCAACAATTCCATTTCATCGATCTGCCGATATTGCGCGCCTTTTAAAAAGAGCTTATACTCGTGTGGTGTCCACGAAAGTATAAGCTCCGGATCATGTATATTAAGATAACGAGCAGCATTCAAAATAACTGCGTCATAGTTTACTTGTTCATCTCTTTCCTTAGTTTTTCGAGCTCCGCCATCATTTCCTTGGCGTCCTCGCGCTCCTGCTTCCGTTTCAGGAATTCCGCTTCCGTCTCCCCGACTCTCTGTTTGATCTCCTTCTTGAGAACGTCGAAGTCTTGCCAGATTCTCTTTACTTGAACTGCGAAAAAACCGGATTGATCCACCGCCTGAAACGCTTCTTTGTAAAGTCTTTCGGCACCTTTTGCGCCTTCATCCTCAATAACTTTCGCGAGCGCTTCTTCGATTTTTTCAACAGATGGCTTTTTATCTTTCAAGTGAGAAAGTGCACAATCCCAGAACCGGATTAAGTAAAGTGAACTGCGTTGCTCAAGTAGGCCGAGATATACATTTCGTAAGCCGCCTTGTTTGTTTCCGCTCTCGTCTTTTTCGTTATATTTTTCTTCCGCTGTCCTTTCGAATTTGAAATCACAGCGTGCTTCATATTGTTTTCCTTCGATTTCTAATGTTGGCATGTCATATTCCTCCTATAAAAAAGGGCACCCGGAAGGATGCCCTGTATCTTTATTTTGAATCGTTTTTTATGCTCCGCTTGTTTCTGGTTGTGTCCGGGTCGAAATCTCGCTCATTGGCGATTCTCCTGCCTCATTTACGGCCGTGACATTAACCGTTAAAGGCGTATCCGGCGCAATGCCTGTGAGTGTGCTTGTCGGTTCTGTTACTTCCTCATAGAAAGTTTTACCCGCTCCCCTGTACACCTTGTATGAAGTCGCCCCATCTACGGGATCCCATTCAACTGTGATAGAATCAGTTGTACTGTCGTACCGTAGATTCTGGGGCGCATCAGGGAGTAGAAGTAGGCTGCTTTCTGTTCTCGAATCCGCCTGTAGTCTCGCCCGGCGTTTCGAATAAGATTTCGTTAGCTGATTGGATGAAGTCGTCTGGCAATTCAATTTTTCCCGGTACTGTACGAACAAGAACCGGCAATGATGTACTTGCTTCGACGAATCCGTCTGTCGGCTCACTGAACTCAATGTTTTCGATAATCGTCCAGCCGAAACGGCAATCATATTTTCCGTTGTCGTCCTTTTGGCTGGTGTCTACACGCCAAACTTTCAACTCGGATTCATTATCATAAGTCCATTCTAAGGCTTCTTGTCCGCCGTCTTTTTGTTGTGCATATAAAGTAAGTTCGAATGTCTCACTTTTCGCCCCGTACCCAACGATACGGCCTAATTTCGTTTGTTCGTCAACCGTTTCTTGTTCCCTTGTCCATGTTCCTTCTGTCTGGTTACCTACAATCTTCGCATCTGATCCAAGTGGCGCATTTGCAGCTTGCACAATATAAATGATGCTTTTACCGGTAGTCGGTTTACCTGATACCGCCATTTGATAGCCCCCTTAATTATTGATATAAATTCGGATTCTCCAAATTCCGTGTTGTGTGATCCCGTCAATATCCGTGATCACTTGTGATTGCAAAAAACTGAGTTGAAGGAGTTTGAACCCCTCCACCTCTAAAGGTTCTTTTGTCAGGGCCTGCATGACGAGAGAAAGGATTTCCTTTGCCTCGCGCCTGCCGTCCTCTGCCCGGCTCCACGCATGTATAACAGTTGTGATGTTTTCGCCAAATGTCACTTTGGTTTCGAATGGCGTTGACGTGTCTTCCCCGATGGACACATACGGGAAAGGTGTGTCTTTATTCGGATTGTCAAAAACGCCCTTTATCACTTCATTAAGCGCCGCATCCGTCGATAACCTGTTGTATATCGCTTTTTGAAGGTTCCAGGAAGCTAGTTTATTTTGAATAATCATCGCCGGTTCATCTTCCTTTCGAAATAACGGGCGCCCGCTTCCACAGCAGGGAAAAAGAACGGTTGCGCGCGCATTCCGCGTGTGAACACATATCGCCCTAATTTCTCGTCAAAGTACACCCAAGGCGTTTTGCGGCCCGTTCCATCTTCGGCGTATATGCCCGTGCCAAATTCAACGTAAACGGCATAAGAAGCCCCGACGGTGATTTTCGCCTTGAAACCACCATGAGAGTAATTGACCTCTATCGAATTTTTAAGGTTTCCGTCATCTACTGGCGCCGCGGCCACCGCTTGACCAGCAATAATTTCCGCAGTTTCAGCAATGATCCGCTTCACTCGATCATGCACCCGGTCACTGAACGAATTAACAGCCCTCGTCATCTGCCTTGTAATCCTGTTCATCAGCGAATGTTCTCCCCTGAACGGCATTTAAAGCACAAGATTTCACCTTGGCCGCCTTGATCGATAGGCGGGGACTGAATGACCAAAACCCTGTCATTTCGGTCTTTCCAAATGATCCGCATGTCGTTTTTAACGTCTTCCCGATAGGGAAAATAGACGTTGTATTCGACCGGGTTCTCAAGCTGCTGGGCTTGATAGTATTCTTTTCCGGTCAGCGAATCGACAAATGCCTCGCAGTCGGTAATCGCGTCCACCCAATCTTTTTTAAAGCCGCCTCCGCCATTGGGTATCTGTTCGAACTTTTGGAATGTGATTGTGTGCGGAAACTCTTCGTACATCATCAGACAACCCTCAGCCTTCTGTAAGGTTTCAGATGCCTCAAGACGGATTCCGGCAGCTCCGTTTCATAGGAGTAAGAAACATCCCCCATGCTGCGGGCACTCAAATTCGATGGCGCCATATTAAACTCGATCGCCTTTGCGACAAACAGCTTTACGCCCGCCGGCAGATTTTCCGCGCCGTCAACAAGAAACCTGTTATTGCAGTAATCCTTTGCGAAATCAATAAAAAGAGGGATAACCTCTTTCAAATAGGCATCGTGCCTATCTGTAGTTATCCCAAGCATTGTTTTGATAGTCTGGACGTCCATTTCAGATGTCCCCCTATTCTTCACCCAAAACGACTTTGATCAGTTCGTCCTTTTTGGCGTTTGGATCAAATTCAAATTCCTGTTGCTCCAAAAAGGTTATGATGTCGCTTTTGTTTACTTTGGTCAGTTGCTCTTTGCTCATTTCAAAAAGATCAAATGGCGCGTCAGTCTCCTGAGCAACTTCTTCGGACTCTTCTACCCTTTCAAAGCCAAAAGGCGCATAGACAACCCTATACGCCTTATCTGACACGCTCAAAACTATAGAACCGTCTGTGATTTTCAAATTAAGAACCTCCTGAGCCTTCCAGTGCTTTGAGGCGGTTTTCGATATCTGTAAATTTGGCCGTTACATCATCGCCCATTTTGTCCAGCGTGACCGCCTTAGCTTGAATGTGATTATTTTGAACGCTGCCATTCCCGATATTACGGCTATTTACAGACCCATCACCGATATTTCGGTTTCTGACCTGTCCTTCTCCGATCATTTCGGAAGTGATACTGTCCGGCCCCGGGGTGCCTGCGGGCATGCCGGATACCTTCGCGCCCGCTTTGACTTCTAGTTCTCCACCGATAACCCACTTATCGCCGCCGCTTGTTCTGTAGTTTTTCGATGTGAAACTCATCTATTACGCCCCCGCTTCTGTTTCCGGAGTAAGAGCTGCAAACGCTTCGTCAGATAGCGTCATGAAACCGACTTGCTGAGTCACTCGGAGAGCAACCATGTCACGCTCGTACAAGTTGATAGGATCGCCGTTCTCATCGACAACCGTCGTCAATGTTGCGTCCTCAGAAATCTTGTATTCCATTCCTTGCGGGATCCCGTAGCGCGCAAAATCCCAATCAGCAGACAACAGGTGTGCTTTGGTGTAATCCCATGATTTTGAATCAACAAAACCAACTGGCAAGCCTAATGCCTCTGATGTCGCGCCGCCTCTTGGATCGTTAAACATAGGATTGCCATTGCCGTCCTTGACGCCGCGCAATTTTGATTTAAAACGACGCGTAGTAGTAAAGCCGTTCACGTCTTTGTCGCTGTCCTCAGTCAATGACATTAGGGCGTTCAATTCATCATAAAGATTGCCGAGTGAGTTCAGTGCAACAGTGTTGCCTGCCGCTTTCGCTTTTTCGAATACGGAAACCCCGGCACCGAAAGGTGAATTGACACCAAATAGCGCAGCTTGGTCGAATTTAATCGCGAACGCCTCTGCAATTGCTGGCCGCATTTCAGTGAAGAAGTCTGAAACTGTATATCTTAAAAACTCTTTCGTTACCGGAATGATGACCCCGAGTTTTTTAGATACCATTTTGGCGTCTAACCAAGTTGCCTTTGACGTTTGGATTTTTTCACCTTCACCAACCCAGTAAGCTCCCGGGCCAGACGCAAGATAAGTGAATGTCTTCTCAGGCTTTTTCATTTCTTCATATTTTGCTAGTTGTGTAACAGCCGAACGCGTCATAAAATCTTTTAAAACTAGCGTCCCTTTATCGGAAGGCACCTTCCCGTCAACTGCGTCTTGCATCAATACGTTATTCGGATCAAATGTTGGCATTAATTATTCCTCCTTATTTTCTGATGCTTGCTTGTTCTGCAAGCGAACCAATGTCTAAATTTTCACTGGATCCAGAACCGCCGCCGCCCGGCTCCACATCCCTGCCGTTTGCTCTGAATTTGTCTTCGACTGCTTTGTTAACAAAAGCACTGAATTTTTCTTCAAGGGTGCCAAGATTGCTTTTTGTCGTTTCTTCGTCATCCCCAAGGAAGTAAGCAACAAGATCAGTTGGCAGCCCCTTTTCAGATGCGTAAGAAATCGCCGTGTTCATGAGCTTTTCGCGCTTCGCTTCCCTTTGCTGCTTCTCAAGCTCTTGTTCGAGCTTCCGAATGCGCTTTTGTTCCTCAGTTTCTTCCGGGTACAGCTCTTTTACCTTGGCATCAACAAGTTCATCAAGATTGTTTGCTTTCCATGTTTCAAGGCTTTTTGTGAAGTGCTGATCCAGTTTGGGACGGATCAACTTTTGCCCCTCATCTGTTTCCAGAAAACCTTTCACCTTGTCGGCTGACACGGCCGAAAGTTCTTCCAGATAAGCCTTTATATCTTCGTTCTCTTTATTTGCATCAAGAAACTGTTTGACTTCTTCTAAATTCATTTTGATTTCCTCCTTTGCCCTCTACAGTGCGCGCCTGTTATGAGTGCTTAAAAAATAAGCCTTTTAACGTCATGCTCAGGACAAAATAAAAAGCCGCTACATGGCGACTGTTACTTCTCGTATAAAAAAAGCGATCGTTTCAACTCTCGATAAATTTCGTCATATCCTTTGTTATCTCCAAACTTGGCAGCAACGTCCTGCATTTCTATTAAGCGCTTAATTCGTTCGTTTTCTTCGTTGCTCCAATATAAAACATCGTTCACTTTTTAAAACCTCCTCTACGTGATTTCAACAGATCGATGAGTTGACTTTTAATAGAAGGGTTTTTTCTTAAATAGTTATCGATTTCCTCCGCTTTAGGTCGGACTTCTTCGATGTCCTGCCGCTTCATTACTTTTGAAACTTCCTTGAAACACGCTTTGCCTACTTCCTCGCCGTCAAGGGACATCGTCACAGGCTTTTCAGACAGCACTTCCCTGACAAATTCTTTAGCTATTGCCGAAGGCTCAACACGGAAGGTATATTCTGCTTCCCCGTATTGCCATTGTCCGTAGTTGTCTTTGATCGGGAAATTCGTAACCGATGACGACTTTATCCTCCCCTCTTCAAAGGCGCGTTTTAACGATTCCAATTTACCGCGCGCCATTTCGTTATTGTCAATTTCGCTTTCTTTCTCGGTGAAATCAAAGCCGTTTTTCGTAAGTATTCCGGACAGCTCCGCCATTTTGCGGGCTTTTTTTGCGCTGTCTACCGACTCGAATTTCTTCTCAAACTCGCGTTGCTTGTATACTTTCAAGTTGATATTGCCATTATCTCTATTCTTCACAAGGTAGTATCCGGTCCTTAATTCTAGATTGATCCTCCGCAAACCATTTTTCAGTACGATCCTTTCTAATCCCGTGTTACGGCCATAAACTTCAAAGTCTGAAAGTGTTGAAAACTCCAAAATTTCGTCCAGCATATCGAACCCCGTGTATTGAATCGCTTCGACTTCTTTTGGTTTGATCGGCTTTTCTCTGTACTTTGGCATGTTATTTGTCCCCCTCGTCCAAATGGTCTTCGTCTGTCGTGTCTTCTGTCGTTTCTTCGGGCGATGCCGCCGCTACCTTGTCAGCTTCGATCTTCGCTTCGAGAGCCGCTAAAAAATCGGCGTCAACGTCAATTTCGTCAACTACAAATGTGACTGTAGCTTCATTAAACTCTCCTACTCTCATAGAAAGCTTTAAGTCGGTCAAATGCGTTGGCTCGTGGCCGTCTATTAAAACATCATAATCGGAAAATTTCAGCCCGACACTTGACAGGGGATTCTCTTCTTTCCTTTTCCGTGCTTCTTCCGTCAATTTAATCTCTAATTTAGCCATATTACCCCGCCTTTTCAAGTTGTTTTTTCCACTCTTCATAGGTCATGTATGGAATTACGACGTTTTTGCCAGCGATTTTGGATCGTCTGACTTCCGGCTTTTGGCCGTTCACAAGGAAAATGATCGAACAACGGCAATTTATATCATCCTTCGGATTGTGCATGAAGCCGGGTGCTACCCCGACACCACCGTATATCGATTTAAACACGCCGTTGAAGGGCACGACCTTCCCGTCGAGCTTCCGGTGTCCGATTCTTGTCCTTGTATCCAGCGTGCTATCCCACATTTTCTTCATATTAGCCTTTTCTGCGGCCTTCTCAGCGCTTTTAAGCCTTCCCTCGACTTGAACCCTATGGGCTTCCGTTCGAGCCACTCTGCGGGCTTTTGCACGGCTAAAATTGACGCGATTTTCAATACGCTTTGCCATTTTGGTGTAGCTTTCACCAGCGAGCAGGCTTTGAGCGATTTCAATGCTGATATTGTTTATGATTTCATCGCGAGCAGCTTCAAGAACAATCGGCAGTTGCAACTTTTCGATCGGGTTCGCTAATGCTGCGGCAATGATCGCAGCAGAAGGGATAGTAAAACCCATCTTTACTTGCGCTTCAAACTCGTAAAGATAGGCTGATCTCAAGTAATTCTCAACGTATTGCTTTTCCGTTAAGTCGTTGATCATTTTCAAAAGTTCGCGATAATCCTTGTGAATCTCGGCTGCCATGCGTTCCATTTCTTTTCTGAAACGGTTGTACTTGTTCAGTTCGGTGTATGAAAGCTCGCCGTCCCTGCTGTACTTGTCATACATTGCGGCGATTTGGTTTTTGATCTCTTTCATACGTCTGGCAAACAGTTGATCGATCTTTCTTTCAGCCTTTTCGATCATTTCATCAAGGTATTTATCTATTTCATTCTGATTCTTCATCGTCTGGCTCACCGCCCTGCGATGCCTTATCTTCGCTGTCGTCTAACGGTCTTAAATGCCGCGTGTATTCGTCCTGCTCTTCTTTCATCTTGTCAATTTCATACTGAACATCATCCACAAATGACAGCAACGAAAGTCGAGTTTCCTCACTGACCAGACCTTTAAGACCCCCGGCGATTTGAGCTTCTTCAAGAATGTTGGCCGGAAGGTTGCGTGTAAAGCCAAACCAAACCTTTAAATAGTCGTCTTCACTCGCTTTTCCCTTCGTTCCCCATGCAGAAAAAAGGATTTTGAATTGATAACGGAGGGCTGCTGTCATTTTTCGTTCCATCGTGATGCTTTTATTCTCAAGTGCCATCAGTTTAAATTTCATAGCAACGCCCGAAACATTGCCGGCGAATGATTCGTCTGTAAAATTCACAGATTTTGCGAAACGGAGAATATCTTTTTCCAGCCTGTTTAAATGGTTCTCAATGATCGCGTCGTTGATGTCCTTCGTGAGATAACTGACTTCGTCATCCTTTTCTAACAGTTCGAGGATTCCTGTTTCTTTCAGCTTTTCAAGGGTTTCATCATCTGCCCCTAATCCTTTCAAGACAAGATACGCCAGCCGGTACTGCTCAATCTCGTTGCTGGCGTCCGAAATTGTCCGGTCGTAGGCATCAATAAGAGACAATACCTTTTCAGCATCGCCTTTTAACTCTTTATTGTTGGCTAATCCGAACAGAGGGCAGCCTTTAAACATGTGGAGTTTTGTATCATCTTTGGTAAAAGCTGAACTATCCTTCGTGCTGTAATAGTGAATATTGGTAGAATCGTAAAATTCAGCTTTTTGCTGTCCGTTGCAAGTCTCGTAATAGCGTAATGCGTATTCTGGTTCATGAATATTGCCGTCGGTTATGAAAACGACTTCCCAAGGATCGATGTTTTTAATGCGCTCTTTTCCTTCCTTGTCCACATAAGCAAGGCGGGCGCCATAACCGCAAATCGCAGCCATCTTCCCCCATTCGCTGTCCTCATCAGGAACGTGATTTCTCAAATTAAAATCCTCAATCAGTTGCTTGATAGCTGAAACATTCCCTGTTTTTGATTTGTCGTCCACCTCATAAGCGATTGGATGGCCGAAAAGATAGCCGACTTTGGTATCTACAATTTCCGAGTCGAAAGAGTTATTCAGCTTGTTGTTTACCTTATGATCAATCCGCTTGATGCGGCCTGTCTCAAAGTCTTCATAATCCACGGCTTTACGTTGAAGAATCGGTACGCCATCCGGTTCCGCCTTGTATCGGGCGTACAATTTTTTCATGCGGTCATGGTCTTCTTTATGCTCTTCGATAATCTGAGAAATCAATTCCCCCGATATGCCCTTTGTTCTAATTTGATCTAAGAATTTTATCAATCTCTAAACCTCCTTGTTACCCCGTGCCCCTTGAGACTTGATACCTCATAATCATCTAAGCCGTACCAGATGGCCGAGAAAGTATGTGGATCGATGTTGAACTCGTCTTCAATGACGTTTCCGTCTTTATCCACTGCGAAAGTCAAATCTTTCAGCTCCCTAATAACGTCAGGACATTGATCGGAGCAGATAATCTTTTTGAACCGCTTCACCTTCTTGGTGTATTGCAACCGTGAGCCTTGGAATTTCTTTGCAGCCTTCATACGAAACCCCTGTTGCCGGAAATATCGAATGGTTTTAGCCTCCGCGCTATCAGCTTTGATCAAAACGCGCTTTAGGTCTTTCAGGTCTTCTGCCGTTATGTCGTCTGTCGTGTCGTTCTTGTAATACTGCCAATAGATATACAGAATCTTTTCCTTGTGATCGATTGCCATACGAACCAAGGCGTTATATGAATTAACGAAACCGAAGTCCATGCCATTCTTTAAAATCGGCCTGTCGATAGCCCTGATCGCTTTCATGACCTCTTCATGCTCCATCACTTCGAACTGCGGCAGGACAAGCTTTCCGTTAACGCCAAAACGACCTTTCCGGGCAATGCGGTAAAGGTCTGGATCATGGCTTTTCAGGTCTTCCAGCTGCTCGATGTAGCTTTCAGGCAAAAATAAATTATCATCAGCCGTTGAGTGATGATAATAGGTGTTGTTTTTTATGATCGTTTTCTTTTTGTAAAGCTCGTCGTCGTCAAGGACAAAAAACTGATTGGCTTCATCCTTAAAAAAGTGCTTATACGACCAGTTCCCTTTGCTGACAGGGTTCGTGGACAGAATCATGTGTAATTTTAAAGTCGGATGCCGCAAGCGCCCCAGCAGCTCTTTAAACCCGTCATATTTGACTTCTGAGCACTCTTCAACCCATACAATTGATACATTATTGATCGATTTTAGTTTTGCCGGCTTGTCCATCCCTTTAAAAATGATCTTGCTGCCGTTTGGGAATCGTATTTGCATTGGTGAGCTGACACACCGGATTTTATGGTCAAGCCCTAAGTCGGTAATGATTTCTTCGAGCAGGGAAAAGGTCGAATCCCTGTGGGTGTCGTAGACCTCACGGACGACTAAGGCTGTCCGCTTTTCCTGTAGCAGCTTCAAAATCAGTTTGAGGGCTACATGATAGCTCTTAGATGATCCGTAACCGCCGACGAGAAAATAAAATTTCTGCGACCAATCAAAAAGAAAGTCCCTGAAACGGGGGTTCACTTCTTTTTCCATCATCGCTCACCTTTATCCTTGATGATAATTTCAAATGTTGAGTCGTTTTCATCGTCGTTCAGTCGCTCGATTTCGGCTTTCGTCTTATCGATGCGCCCTTTCGTTAGTTCGGTTTCGGCTTTCATTTTCTCGAGCTGTAGCTTTTTGCGGTCGTTTTCTGAAAGCAGATCAGTGTATTTTGCCAAGAACTCAAGGGCTTTCATCTTATCGGCCAGTTTAACGGAAACGCCGTCTTTACCGTTTTTCACTTCTGTAATAATTGTGCCGTCTACTTCTGCCGACTCTTTGAAATCAACATAATTGACTTCTTTCGTAATAGGGTTTCCTTCCTCGTCTTCCGTCGGTATTTCCCTTTTCCCGAACGTTGCAAAGTCCGTTATATCAGCGAATGCAATATCGATGTACTTTTGCAAGACTGCTTGAGCATCCAAGAAAACACCCTGCTGTTGCTCCGCCTTCAATCTTTCAATTTCTTTTTTTACGTAAGGCTTCGCAAGGGTTTTATGGCCTTCCGTCTTCGCTGATAGATAGCTGCAACCATAAGCCTTCTGATATGCCTTTGTCGCATTGAAATACTTAATATAATAAAGACAGAACATCTTCTGCTTTTCGGTTAAATTGTCAGATTCGATAATAGGCTGAGGGGTTGCAACCTCTTTAACTCTGGTTGCATCCTTTTTTGTCGAGCCACGCACCCAACCTTCCCGGCTTTTCCTGCTCTTCAAAGTACCGATTTTAACATTATGCTTTTCGGCCAGTGCCTTCAATGTCAGATCAGTTGTTTCATATTCCTTTTTGATTTTCTCCCAATCCATTTACATGACACCGCCTCCCTCACTTGTTTTTCACGCACCGCCCGAACGGACAGACGTATTTATTCCCGGCCCATGTCCCCCACACGCACCCATGGCACTTGTGAGTTTTTCGGGCCGATTCTCTCGCCTTCTCGCGTTCTTCTTCTCGTTTGTCCTGTAAGTATTGTCGTAGAAGCATAGTTTTTTCTCCTTTATTTGCTCTGAGCCGCGCCCGTGCTTGGCGTTAGCCGGTAGTTGTCCCAAGACTTACAGGGCGCGCATCACAACAAACATAAAACTAAGGGGTTTAAGACTGACCCCCTTGAAACGCTCACTTTCGTCCAGATATACGTGTGCACCCGTTATCCTTCCATTGGTCAGGAGCTACCCATTAACGGCCGTAACCCTCTCAAGCCGTTGCACGCAACCCGGTTTCGTCATTGCGCTTCCCTACCCATCTACTTCGCCGCACCGGCTTCGCATGGGTTTGAAACATGAAACGCTTCACACGCTTCAAGGAAACTTTTCTACACATGGTAGATAGTCTTGTATGCGGGCAAGGATTTGCACCTTGCATGCAAACTTTGCTTTTTGGCTATTTGCCTGCCCTCTTTGTTTGCGTAATGAGGTTATCCGCGTCTACCTATTCCGCCACCGCATAAAAAAGAGCGACCCCGCGTATTCGCAGTGCCGCCAATCTGTACATAGTTAAGGTGTAAGGTTCGATTGAAGAAACGAGAAACAAAGAAACATAGTAGGGATGTTCCTTGCCTTTATTTTAACCCACGGATTTCAAAGATTTTAAATCCGTGCCTTTTGTGCAATTCGTGCAATTTGATTCATCGGCCAGCTTATCAATGATTGATTCTCGGATGTTGCGAATATGAGAGAAAGAAAGCTGCATATGCTGTGCAATCCACCGATAACTTTTACCTTCCAGCAGCCAGTGTAAAACCTCGTTTTCCCGCTCGTCTGAAATCCGGCTAATTCGTTCTTGCAGTTTCTGGACTTTCTGCTCGTATATCTCGATTTTTTTGAAGCGTTTCGACCTTCTGATAGTTTCGTTATATACAGGATCGCTCGTTGCCCCTTGCGCTTTCGGCAAAGACGCCTCAACCCCGTATTTTGCCGTTAACCCTTCGCCGGCATCCTCTAAGGATTCGCGCAGGACTTGAATGCTGTTCATCATCCACCGATAATCCTTTAAGATGCTTTCGATCTCTTTTCTATTCATGTCCGTTTCCTCCTTATCGTATATAAATAAAAAACGGACACCAAACAAACAGCGTAAATGCTGTAAGTTCAGTGTCCGCAGGCTTTCCGTCTTGGACGATTATTTTGTTTTCGTTATACCTTTATGATACCATAAAACCGAGTTTAAATGTTTCCTGACGGCCGCCGCATGGCGGTTTTTTATTCCTCTTCAAATTCGATATATCCCCGTTTTAAAACATGGTCAAAATGAAAACTTTTGATCTTGTCTTTATTAATTCTGAGGGCTAACAGATACGCGCTGTAGTTTTCAAATTCCTTTCTCATCCCTCATTCTCCTTCCCGGCTCCGGCCGCTATTTATTTGTGATTGGATTTGTATAAATCCAATTCCGTACTGCTTTTTGATGCTCATTGAAACCTTGTTCGCATTCTTTTGAACACAATGACAAAGGCTCATTAGAAGTAGATTTTTCCGGCTTGTATTCACCATGACAAAAAATACACTTTTCCATTCCCTCACCTTCCCGGCTTTTATGATAAGAGGGCCGCAGCCCTCGATTATTTTTTACCTACTAATGCCGCTGGGTTAAGGTATCGCGCTTTTTCCAACAGCCTTTTTACTTCGTCGTAACTTTCTTCGATAGTAATTTCAGTTTGATCTTTATGGATGACTATGCAATTTCCTCCATCTCTCCAAAAAGACTCTACTTCATCAACATTCTTCAAAAATTTTTCACCTTCATACGTCAATTCGATAAATTGCATTTTTCATTCCCCTTTCCGGCTCATGCCGATGTTTATTTCTCTGCATCATGCTGCGCCACGTGCAAGAATATTGCTGATACCATTGGCAAAGAGACTAACAGCATCACAAGCAGTTGTTTGAAGTTTTCGAGATACATATATCCATACAGGATGACGGCAAAAGCACTGATCAGAACCAAGATCAAGCTGTAAAACCAGTTTCTGATCTCCGTCGCAAACACTAATCCAAGGGTGAACACGATAATTGCCACAGATTCTCCGATAGTCGGCCGGTATACCCACTGATACCCGATCATAAATACCCCGCCAAGAGCGATTAAACAGCCCTTGATCACGTTTAAACCCTTCACCCTACTTTCCCCCTTAAATCATGATGAAAGCGACGAGAGAACCGATTATTGATGTTATGCAGATAGCTGTCATATTATCCCGTAGATTTTTGTTTTCCCTCTCTCCGACCGCTCCCAAAAACGATAAGATAATTATGAGCAGTAGTATGATTTTGAATGCTATGATCATGCCTTCTCCCTCTCTAATTCATCAAATTTCTTCTCTAATTCATCGAATTTTTGTATAGCCGCCTCAAGGTATACCGCTAAATCAATAACCTCTTCCTGAGCGTGCTGCAGCCATCCCTGCAAGCTGTACAAATCCGTTTTGACCTCGGTTCCATATTTCTCAAGCCCCTTTTCTTGCTGTTTTTCTATTTTCTCGAATACGCTTTTTATTATCGGGTTTCTCATCATGCAGCCCTTCCTCTCTTATGATTCTGCCAACCATGGCACTGGACATCTTCACGCTTATTTTCTCGGTGATTTCTTTGATCAAAAGCCCCTGATCCAAATACTTTTTGATTTCGGCCAGCAATTCCGGCGTGCGCTCGATTTTCTTTGTCATTGGAGGGATGCCGAGACTTCTCTTGTATCTCAAGTAGATAGAAAACGTTTTGTATCCGAAATAGTCAGCGATTTCCGGTTCTGTCAGCCCTTCTTTTCGCTTCTCTTCCCATTCCTCACGAGTGAACTTCTTTCCGTGGCGTATTTTTTCGTTTCTGACGCCGTGCTTTTTCTTCCATTGTTTCAAATGCCAGGGCGCGACATCTAATTCGTCCCATGCAATTTCCTCGTCTGTCATTCTTTTGTCTTTCAACTCAAAATACTGCTCCGGCGTGAATCCGATTTCGTCAAGAATGCACATGGCGCTCACCTCTTTTTCCGCCGTCCCAATCCCAATACTTCAAATGCTCATCACTCGGCACGATGGGGTGTTTCTCGATGTATGCAAGGCGCTGTTCCTCCGTCATCTTCCAAACTGTCACTTCTCCCGGTAATCTTGGATTTTTATTTGAAGTCATATCCGTTTCCCCTTTCAGTTTTGTATAGGACGCCGTGCCATCTGGTGAACGGCACTTCCCTTTTAACATCCTGCTTGCTTATGCCTTCCTCAAACACCTGAATGACCTGCAACTCTTCCCGATCGTAATTCGTGGCCGACCACTGAACAACGCGCCTTGTCATCCTGCGGCCTCCTTAGAACGGCAAATCGTCATCGTTGATATCAATTGGCTTGCTGTCATTGGCGAACGGATCATCCGGAAAGCTGTTCCCCTGCTGACCGCTGCTCTGGTTCCGCCCTGCGCCGCCCTGCTGCCTGCTATCAGCCTGACCGCCGCCCTTCGGATCGAGAAACTGCACAGATTCAACGTTTACCTCTGTCACAAACACTCTGCGGCCGCTCTGATCGTCATAACTTCGTGTTTGAAGGCGCCCGTCTACACCTGCCATTGATCCCTTTTTCAGAAACTTGGCAATATTTTCAGCGTTTCTCCAAGCGACACAGTTTATAAAGTCCGCCTCGCGTTCTCCCTGCTGGTTCGTGAAAGTCCGATTGACTGCTAATGTAAAGCCGGCAACCGGCTGCCCTGATTGTGTATGTCTCAATTCCGGGTCTTTTGTTAAACGCCCGACAAGTACCGTTCTATTCAGCATCTTTTGCATTCTCCTTTTCTATGATTTCTTCCACCGCATCCATAATGCGCCGCACCACTCTCGATCTGTTGGAATCTCCGGTTAAAAGTATTTCGATTTCTAATTTTCCGCCTTCGCTTTCAGTTGTTCTTCTTTTATCCAAATACATCAAATCATTCTTTAAATAACCATTCCACCACATATGGGTGTGCAATTTAACAGTCATTTCCCTATCCCCTTTCGCCTATTTACGACAGGAATCGACATTTTCAGCCGAAATTTTTTACCCGCGCTTCTCAAGCGCAGCCCTTACCTTTTTCAAATCGTATTCTTCTCCGTCGATCTCGACATGCTCCAAATCTTCGTTTAAAAAGCCGTAGCGACGCTTTAAGTCTTCGAGGGTATCTAAACCCCTCCAAAGGGTGTCATGCCCCACAGTGCGCCCGTATTGGTTCTTATAACGGATGATCAGGCGTTTGATATGATCGCCCCCTATTTGAAGCAGTGTTCCAAGTAATCTACCGGGACGCCGCGCCTTGTCCTGATCGGATCACAGTTGAATCTAATTTCCTCGTATGGAATTGACTTTCTGCCGCCGTTCTTGGCTGCGTTCCAGTATTCCAAGAAAAACGGGATGCTCACAAAATAGAATTCTCTTAATCTCGCGAACTCGATCAACAGGAAGGCAATGCCGCCTTGTTTCAGGAAATGGTCGAGATATTGCACTTGATGATCATGAACGTTTTTCAGATCGAATCTTTTCGTTTCTTTGGTGCTTTTCGCGTCGAACGCGATGCCACGGCCTTGCGAAATCCCGTAATAGTCCACCGTGCTTTTTCTCTCGTAGATGATCCGGCCTTTTATGTTTTTGGATGGCGTCGGGACTTCATCGACTAAAGCCCAGCCCTTTTGTTTGTATACTGCGTTTGTGCTGTTGATCAGCATTTGCAAAGCCTTTCCGCGATTGGCGTAATTGATCATTCGGCCGCCTCCTCCGAAAATACTTTCTTATCGATCGCGCCCAATTCATAAAGAAATTCCTCTGTATATTGAATAAGTGAATCGACCGTATCTGCTGAATATCCGTCATTTTCCGCATCAATTTCATGCAAGTCTTTCATAGTGTCAATTACATGTTGAAGTAATGCCGCTTGAATCTTTGTTAGTGTGTGTCCTCTGAATTTTTCCATCATTCCGCCGCCCCCAATAGCTCAGGATTTCGATATACGTCGCCGATGATTTCGATTTCGCCAAGTCGCATCCAAAGGTACCTATCCATCCCTTTTTGATTGCCGATGTATTTCATTTTGTGGATACCGTTTTCCCATTCGATCACATAACGATCAACCACTTTTTTACCGGTCATAGGATTTATATAGGATTCCTCAGCGATGTCTTTTTCGTAAATCTCCCGGTCTGTTTTGTCCTTCAATCCGGTGTATTCTGTGACCGGCGCCTCTTCATCGGTGAAAACTCTCCAATCAGGCAAGAGGATCACACTGCCGTATTGGCTGACATACTCCGTCCGACTTGTGAAATATTCAACCCCCAAACCCTTTTTATGTTCTTCTGACGCTACGAATCTATAATCGCTATTACCTTTCGGATAAGAATTTTCAGAGTAAATCATTTTGTTAACTTGTTTCACAAATGCCCGATATTTTCGTTTTCTCATTCCCCTTACCTCCCGTCATCTTTTAACCATTGTTCGATCTGTTTTTCCCTGTATCCGGCCAGCATAATGATTGACAGCAGTGCCCTCATATCAACTTCCACCATTCGAACACTTTTTTCTGCTCCTTCTTTTTCCGCCCGATCAGCCGTAAGATGAGTCGTTTGATCTTTTGCATTATTTGACTACCTCCTGTCCCGCTTGATTTACTTCGCGATGAATTTCAGATAACGCGTGAAACACCGAATTTTTAACCCGTTCCATTTGTTCAAAAGCTTCATGCGGCGTCATTCCTTCGTCTTCAACTAACCGAGTCACCCCTATCACGATCATCATTGTCCCGGCGCTCCGTCCTATTTCCTCTTGGCTCAATATCATCGGTTTTCTCATCCCTCTACCTCCTGAATGCGTTTTAATTCGCTTGTAAGCTCTTCAAACCATTGCCTATCCTTTACGTCTAGGGCGAGGTCTATTAGTGCTCTGACGTCCGCCTGCGTGTATTTTGGTGCGTTTCTTGGTGATAGTTTCGTTAAGGTTACTTCGTGCCATGTTGCTGTGAATCCGTTCATTTTCAGAACCAAAATATTGCTGCCTTCTGAATGAAGCACGTACCCGCACACTTTTTGCGGGTTCTTTTTGAAGGCAACCCAGTCACCCGGCGCGAATCTCCTAAACATTATGCGCTCTTCTCCTGCTGCCGTTTTTGAATGATCGCATCAAGCCGCTGGATGGTATCAGTTAAATCCTGTTTCTCAATCTTGCAATTCGGGCAGGCATGGAATGCGACCATGCTGCCGGATTCCTGCCTGATAACCTTTTCGCCATTGCACAAGCTGCACATTGTGAATCCTCCTTTAATCGAGTTTGTGGCCTATTTCATAATCAACACGTTTACACTTGCCGTTTATCGTTTGAATAATTGTTTTCCCATGTTCCGGGGCGTCCGTTTCGTATGCCGTCCCGTTGTTACCGTCCACAACAATTACACGGATTTTGCCTTTCTCCATCGTTCCAGTAAAGCTTAGATCATCATTGATAGTTATTGTTTTCGGCTTCACTCAAACCGCCCCCAGTGTGCTATAATTGAATTACCCACAGTTCATAAAGCATCGGAGCCTTTAGGTTTCGGTGTTTTTGTTAATGAAATGTTTGCTAATCACTTAAATCTGACAATCTATGATTCAGCAACATCATGTCCCCCTTGATGATTACCGTATAATCCCGGCACATTTGATGGATTCGGGAGCCGAGAGCTTCATCAATGTCCAGCAACTCATCTGTTGTAAGTTCTGAAGAAACAAGTAACGGCAGATGATTCAGGTAACGATAATTTACGATGGACTGAATTTGTTCAATCTGCCATTCGGTCGCCCGTGGTTTCTTGATACGCCCTTCACTAGTGGTTACATATACAGGCTTGAACAAGTCATCAATGAAAAGCACTTCGACTTTCCGCATCGCATCAAGCTTGGTTTCCAATTGATCAAAGTCCTTTTTCAGATCCCCCATGCCTTCTACATACGGGAAATACAAACAGTGGACGGACTTCTTCTTGATGAGATTATTCATAATGGCTGTAAGCAGATGAGTTTTGCCGCTGCCGGGTTGACCAAGCAAAGCGATACTGTTTGAACGATCCCCCCTGATTTTTTCAAAATCCTTGAAGTATTCAACAGCGCAATCATATGCATCCTTTATCAATTTTGGTTTCCCCTCCGTTTTAAAATTGCCGAAAACCAGCTTTTCAAATTCTTCTGTGATGCCGCTGGCCGCCATGAGCCGGGCTATTCTCTTTCGCCGCACACAGTCGCACTGTTTGGAATAGGTGTCCTTCCATTCCCGAGCCTTGTCCGGTGGACAAACCTTGCCGGAAAGGAAATCGTCTTCCGGTACCATTTCCTCCGGTACCATTTGTTTTAATCGTTCGTCAAAATTCCACTTAGTATCCTTGTGAACCCGATAAAACACTATGCCGTGATCTTTACAGGTTTGACATTCGTACTCAGCCCTTTCTCCGGATGCGTCCGGGGCCGAAAAGTGGGCTGATTTTTCCCGAAGGCTTTGCATCATCTTTTGGAATGTTTTGTTTATACTGACCGCCTTGGTTTCCTGCTTTTTTTGCTGCTGGATATCCATTTCCCCACTCCTTGCTCTTAATTTCATTTGATTGTAGGATGCGCTGGACATAGGCCATATTGCGGGCGTTTCGCTTAACAGCCTCTTTCATTGCATCAAGCACCTTTTCCTCGCCGTAATCGTCTATCAAGCTACTGAGCATGTCCGCCAAAAATGAGGATAGATAGCCGAACCCTTCTTCCTCAAAAAAACGAAATGGGTTTGTCTGCATGTCCTTATCGTCCTCCTTTTCTTCTGTTGGTGCTGGCGTCGGCTCTTTTTTCTTTCCGTAATTCCTAGTGTTTTGAAGCTTTTCGTAATTCAAGATGGTAACGATCATCCCTCTGTTTTGCTTTAGCCGCCGGGTTTTGATGAAGCCCGCCTCTTCTAATTTCTTGAGCGAATAACGCACCTTTCTCTCATCCATTGACGCGTCTCTCGCAAACTCAGAAACATTTATCAATACTTCCCCAGCTTTAAGTGAACCAGTTTCCGCAAATGCACTCTCTTCGATCAAGCACATAAAGATCATTTTTTCACGCCGATTTCTTATCGCACCCTTCGGCACTATTGCGTATCCCCAGCCTTCCATATCCACGCCGCTCACCTACTTCCTTTCACAGAGTGCTCATACCCGTAAACCCGTTTCACTTGTCAACTTCGACTTTGCGCAATTCAAACGCCCATTTGCAGACAATTTTGTTCATCATGATGCGCCGCCCTTCGCTTAATTTTCTATGGGTGCGTCGATAATGTCTGGCGATTCTTCAAACGCGTAAATCGGTTTTGGTTCTTCTTTGAAGCTTGAATGCACCGTTTCGTCCCTCGTTATTTGATTCTGAATTTCGACGCTTATCGGCATGTATTTGACAAGCTGCTTGATAACCGTCTTTTTTGCCATTGACTCATAATGATCAGCCCAAGGGCCAAAATGCTTTCCGTTCTTTTGCGACTTGCTGAATTTATCGCGAATCTGATCAATTTGATCAACGCTCATGACTGTGAAGGCGTGGCCGCCGTCTTTAAATCGGGCATAAGCATAGAAACATTTGAGTTTCCCGCGGTCTGCATCCATCGTCGGCTTATGGTATAACTTTTCGTTTATCCCGTATTCGAAATCAAATTCATCATTTTCATAGACTTCATTTGCTACAATGCTTGTTACTTGGCCTGATCTTCTGACTAATTCGATCAAGCCCTTATATCCGATCTGCAATTGAACTTCTTTAACGTTCTTGTTCTTGTTGTAATAAGGCACAAGATAGGCCGACCCCAGCGCGTCCGGTTCTAATCCAACTTGCGCCGCTTGCATAACGGCTCCAAGCAAAGACTCAGGCGTGCATTCTTTAAGCATTGGGTTTTTCCTGAACTCTGTAACCGCTAAACGAATCAGCCTGTCGGCGTCCAAGTGTTTAGGCAAAGCCATTTCAAACGATTCTTTATGTTGCATCATTACATCAAGAATTGTTTTTGGTTTATCATCTTGAGCAACCTCGTTTTTTTGCTCTTGCTTTGCTATGTCATTTTTTAGTTTTTCCGCTTGTGTCATCGCGTTTTTCCCCTTTCGTTACCTAATTGAAAATCTTGAACCGTTACCCTCTTTCACATACCGCCTGTAGATGTCAGGGTGTTCCCTCTTGAATTTTTCTTTGTCAAACCGTTCGACCGGAAATCTTGACCAAGTGATTTTTTTGCCAGCGACAAAACCATGCTTCCTTTCGCCGAGAATCCCTTTAATCTCGTTTTCAATGGCCTGCTTCCGCTCTGTCAGTTCGTTGATCTTCTCTTTCGTCCGTTCGTATTCTTCAATCTTGCTATCAAAGTATCCCGGCAAATCAACTGAATCTTCGACCTGCTCCGGGTACATGGCATCCAGTAAATCTTTTGATGATTGCGAACCGTCAAACGGCGGCGGCACTCTTTTAGAAACGTGTTCATTCCAGAAATAAGCCGCCTTTTCTTCCATGATCCGTATCAATTCATCGTCGCGCTCGATCTCATGGAATCGCCAAGGATTCACAACGTCACCTAATATAAGGGCGGCCAAATGCCATTTTTTGAACCCGGTTACGCTCATGTACCATTGACATTGAACAAAGTACGCATCTGGCACGCTGTCCGATGTCCATTCATCGCGCTTGTATACGGTGGTTGTCTTGCACTCAAGACCTTCCTTCCGGCCGACAATCAGGCGGTCAACATTCGCCAAAAAATACGGGTATTTCTCATGTTGTAAAATGGCGTTCCGCTTCTTCACTTTCAGCCCTTTCCTCCGGCTGAATTCCTGGGCTACGATGTCCTCCAATAGATTCCCGAGTCTTGCCGCCTCGCTTTCGTTATCCTCTAAAGGACTTTCGCCGATCTTATCCATGTATAATTGAATGGGACTTTTCCATTTGTTAAGGCCGAGGATGGCAGAAATATCGCTCCCGCCAATGCCTCTCCGTCGCGCTTCCAACCATGCTTGCCGTTGCATTCCTTCGGTAGATGTAAGGACTTTCGTCATTCTTTCACCTTCTATATTGTTTTTTTGGCAGAAGACTGATATACTTATATTTGGGAAGTTTATCTTGCCTTTCCACCACCCAAAATTTAACACTTGGTATTTGATCTGGTTGAACCTTTTTTAAAGGTTCTTTTTTTTATGCCTCGTCGTCTTCGTTTTCTTCCTCTTCTTCATACCGCAAATAATCCTTTGGATAGCCGTAACGGTTAATTTCTGTGATAATTGGGTGTTCAATGTTCATTTAGAAAATCTCCTTTCATAGATTTCTTGACATACTGATCCCATGACAAATGTAATTCGGGGTGGTCTCGGATTCTCGCGCACCATTCCCTAACCTCGGACGCTGTTGCCGGCCTGTGAAGGTAATGGATCATTAGTGAATCCCTCTTGCTGGCGGTTTAACAGGCACAACGTTCAGCCCTCTTTTGGCGAACTCTGACGCGATTTCGTGTAGTTCCACTACTTTTTCAGGGTGCTGCATTTTCTTTAAGTCTCTGCTGTGATCGACTATGCTACCCGCAAGTTCTATACACCCATCAAAATCACCCTCTTTGACGGCATCCTCCAATAGTTCAGAAACGAGAAATTGCAATGACTTGTAAAGTCGTTCCGCCTTCTCCCTGTCGGACTTCAAAAAATGATTTAAGTTCATTCGAGCCACCCTTTCGCCTTCCATGTGATAGTTGCTTTTTTGTAGCACTCTTTGAGTGAAATGTTGTATTCCTTCGCCAATAAGGCCGCTAAGTTTTTAGCCCATGCCTCCACGTCCAGAAGTTCCTTTATGACCACTTTAATGCGCTCCCTTTCTTCCAAAGAGATCAGCTTCGGATTCTTAACAAAACTCACATCTGCAAGCGTCTGGATGGCTTCTGTTGCCTGTGTGACCATGATCTCTTCAAAAGCCAGTCGATGTTGCTCGACTGATTCACCAGTGAAGACGGGCGGCGAGCAACCATCGCTGAATTTGTTCATGATTCCCATTGCGAAAAATGGTTGATCGAATTTCTTTAGTGACGTTTCCGCCACATCCCACGGCATTTTTCTTGTTCCGTTTTTCATTTTGCTGACCATCGACTCCGAAACGTTTAGATCAAGGGCGAGTTGCCCGTTTGTCATGTTCTTCGTTTCAAGTAGATGCGCCAGTGATTTAGACACTATTTCTGGCATTCTTGAACTCTCCTTTGTCCTATGTTCTCTATTTTTCTGTACAGATTATGGTTGTATGATTGATATAGAAAGAATTAAGCAGATTGCGACTTGATGAATTTATTGACGAAATATATTTGCCCTTTGCCTGTTACCTTTGGTGTGCGTGTGGTTCTGACTGAGCCGTCCGGGTTGTTGATGGTGCTTTTCTTGATTTCGAACAGCCCCATATCCATACTGCGTTGAGTAGGAAGGTTGAACGACTCACCTTTCTTTCGAATCAGATAGCCGTTCTCGCGCAGCCATTTGAATAGTTTGTTTTGGCCAATCTCGATGCCGTTCTGCTTGAGGATTTTCGCTAACTCACCCACCAGAACGGATGATTCTGACGCTTCGACTGCATCGGCGAAAAGGGCTTTAGGCTTCATTGTTTCGATCTGCTTGCTTTGCTCTTTCATGGTGTGCAGGGTGACTTTAAAAAGCTGTTTCGTTTGTTCGTCAGCCTGCGGCAGATACGTTTGAATGAATAGATCATCATTTGCTACATAGCCGCCTGTTTTTCTGATTGTCGGGATGACTTCATCAAATACCCATGACTCAAATTTTTCGGCTGACGGCAGTTTTGATCTTGAGATTAACCGGTATAGGTTGCCTTCGTTTATGAACTTTTTTCGTTGTGGTCCGCCGTTTGAAAGGACCTCGTGAAACGCGACCCCCTCTTTTTTGCAGTGTTTTGAAATCGCGTCATGTGGATTTACGTATCCGAGAGTGGTAGCAGATTCGGTAGCTCCGAAGTAAACTTTATTTTCAATGTAGACAATTGGTAAGCTTCCAAATTCTTTGTTTGAGAAAATTTGCAGTTGATTCATTCAATTGTCCTCCTTTTGTCTTTTGTTTTGTGAGTTTATATATGGGGACTCTTCAAACATGATTAGTCCTATTTAACTCGATAAAATTTTGGTTTAATTTCATTGCCTTTCTTTTCGTAAACACGGATGCCGTTCTCTACACAAAGTTTTTCCATTACACTTATTCCGTGTTGCCTTTTATAAATCTCGCTAGTGGCAGACATAAAACCTACTCCTAAACGTTTGATAAAACGATTTTCATAGCAATGTGACATCAGTAATTCAAGGAAGCTATCACTTGTGAATCGCTCGCCTAAGCTATTCATTTTTTCTAATGTGGAATCATAATTCCATGTTCCGTCGTCAGTGTAGTATTTGATTGGGGGGAACAGTGTGAAAAACTCTTTTACTTCCCGACCATCCATAAGCTTTGTAATAAGGTCAATGGCGCTTAAAACATTCTCAGGCTGCTCCTTTGGTAATTCGATATCCTGACACATGTTGCGGCCGAGGATTATCATTAAATTGTAGGGATTGATTTAAGACACACCTTTCTGAAAATAGTTTGTGTTTTCTTCGACCCAAGTTGAGTTTTGTTTGATCCATTCAAAAACGAGATCACGCGGATATCTAGCTTGAATGGTTTTCAATTTCGGGAAAGACTCGATTCCGGTTAGTCTTGTCACCGCTGCCGATTTGATTTGGAAAATCTCTTGCAAATGAGTGTTTTTTAATATTGGAGGATACGAATATTTTTTTACGCCGTCCTCCACGCCTTGTTGATAAGCTTTTTCACAAAGCGCTTTAACAATCTCGAAAACCGTTTCGTTCGGTAAGTTATCAAGTGAGATACCGAGATTAGCCAAAATGTTCGCCTCCTATGCTGTGGTTTGTAATCTGCCAACCTTTCTCATGTGGTAAAATCTTCTGAGAAAGGTGGTGATCAATATGGCAACAAGAGCAGATGTTAAATGCCACAACTGTGAAAATACTTTTCAAGTTTTTTGGCATTCTTTTGAAAAACAATTACCTATAATGTGTCCATATTGCAGTAAAGAACTAGATGAAGCTATGACAGAGAAACTTAAGAATGCACTAGGGACTGTTTGGAATTTGAATTATCATTTTCGTAAAAATCATGAAGAGAGGAAAAATGAGCCTCTTTTCACTGTTGATTTTGTTCATGTACATGTGCCAATCGAAAAGTTCGACCTAGATAATTAAAAAAGTCGATTATGAGATGCGGCGGCAGGTCTCTTTTTTGAATCTCTGCTACCAACAGATCTGATAATTCATCAAAGTTCTGCTTGCCCATCTCGACCATTAGAGTGGCTTTTCGACGTTCGAGTAACTCAATTTCACTTTTCAAGTTTTCAAGCATTTGGTCAGCCTCCTATGCTGTGTTTTTATCACTACTCGAATCGCGTACTTGATCATCAAAAAAAAGAGTCCAGTCAAAATCAAGAACATCAGCGATTGCTTTTGCTGTTGGGACAGCTGCATTACGCTCGCCTTGTTCAATAGAGGCATAGGTCGTCCGAGCAATTTTCGCCTTATAAGCAACATCTTTTTGAGTTAATCCTTTTTTTAAACGCTGATGTTTTAGCCATGTTCGTCGCTTGGTTTTAGTGGTCAATTTCTTCACCTCCGTTACGCATTTCGTGTCGTTAGCTTTAATATACTACGCATTACGAGTCTTGTAAACCCCTTTTTTAAAAAAATTACTCTTTTCGAGTCATTACTTACGATACGCTAATTGTGTAGTTATAATGGTCTGTAGTGTTACAATTTCTGTGAGGCGATAAATTATGAACTTTCCAACCAAATTAAAAAAATTAAGGGAAGAAAAAAAGTTAAAGCAACAAGACGTTGCTGATAAATTAGGTATAGCCCGTACCACATACGCATCATATGAACAAGGGAAAAGAGAACCCGACCATGCAACGTTGGTGAAAATAGCCGACTTCTTCGGCGCCTCCTTGGATTTCCTTTTGAGAGATGAAAGTGAAGACTTTCAAGATAAAATTTTTACCGAAGAAGCAAAGAAGATTCTAAATGACCCTAAAACCTTCATTGCCGCCCGTGATGGAGAAGTTACACAGGAGATTTTAGATGCTGCCCTTGAAATCATTACGGAGCAACTGAAAGAAGGCAGGAAAAAGAAATCTGATTAACAAAAGATCGCCGTCTTTAGTTATTTAGTTAACTTTAGTTATTTAGTTATCTTATAAGAAGTTTACAAATAAATTACGATTCCATATAATTCCTTACAAACCGTCTACCAAAGGTAAAATTTACAAGCCCTTCAACCCTTGTGTGTCAAGGGATTGAAGAATCGCCCGTCTACAAATGGTTTACCACTCGTCTACAAACCGTCTACCACTGGTCTACCAAAAATTTTGGCGTTTTGAGCCTAAAAAAGAGGTGAAAACGATGGAAAACAAAGAATTTGAATTGATTTTGAAAGAGATTCAGGCCATTAATAACCGTCTATCCGATCTCGAAAAAAATGTAGCGACTAAAGATGACATCAAAGCATTAAGTGAGAAAATTGATTCTCAGCATGCCGAAAATATCAATTCTGATAACCTGTTACTTGATGAAATCACCTCTCTTAAAGAAGGAGTCATCTTTGTCAATCGCAAAGTGGCTGATGCAGAATTCGAGATTCATACATTGAAAACCCGTATACACCAGTGAATATATTGACATTTTTGTAACATAATGTTGAAAAATGGTGATAATTAGACTATTATAAAAGTCGTACATAATATGAACTGGGGGATTATTGTGAATGATATTTTTTTATTCTTATTTTTAACTTCGCTCGTATTTATAATTTTAGGAATAGTTAAACCCAAACGCTTTGACCTTTTCAGAAAAAACAAAAGAATAACTGGCGGTTTGGGCTATACTCTTCTCGCAATTGTCTTTTTTATTTTATTCGGAATGACAATGCCTGAGGAAGAAGTTTCACAAGAAAAACCCAATAACAAAGTGGCCTCAACCGAATCAACTAAAGAAGCGAAGACCAAAGACGAGATTGTATCAAAAGAAACAAAATCAAAATTAGAAAAAAACGATAAAAAAGAAGCACTAGATGAAAAACATAAGAAAAACAATGATGCTAAAAAACTAGAGTCAAAGGATAATCCATCAAATAATAAGAAGCTTGAAACTGTTTCACTGGTCAAAACGATTGATGGTGACACTATAAAAGTAAAATACAAAGGGAAAGAAAAGACCGTTCGATATTTACTAGTTGATACTCCTGAAACTAAAAAAACAAATTCGTGTATCCAGCCATACGGAAAAGACGCCTCTGAAAGAAATAAAGAATTGGTAAACAGCGGCAAATTAGAATTGGAATTTGACAAGGGAGACCGTACTGATAAATACGATAGACTTCTAGCCTATGTTTATGTTGACGGTAAATCAGTTCAAGAAAGTTTGTTAAAAGAAGGGTTAGCAAGAGTCGCATATGTTTATGAGCCAAACACAAAGTACTTAGATCAATATAAGAAAGATGAAAACATCGCGAAAAGCAAACAGCTTGCTATTTGGAGCAAATCCAACTACGTAACCGATAAAGGCTTTAATGGATGTGTTACTAAAAAAACAAATAAAGAACATTCAAAGCAAAAAACTGCTCCTAAAAAAGATATCACTCCAAATAATAATAAAATAAATATCCCTAGCTCGTCTCCGGCACCGAAACCAGCACCAAAACCGGCACCAGTGCCAAAAACAGGAGGTGCTGAAGTTTTTTCAAATTGCACTGAATTGAGAAAGAAATATCCTAACGGCGTACCAAGCTCTCATCCTGCCTATCGATCAAAAATGGACAGAGATCATGATAATTATGCTTGTGAAAGATAACAAGTCCATTCTTAAATGGGCTTTTCTTCTCACCAAAAAACAGAACATACGTTTCCTTTATTTTGAATTAGAATTATTTCAATTTGATAAATGGGCTTAGGAGGCGTTCTTATTGGTGTATACAAAAAGTCATTTAGAAGATTGGATTGAAAACTTGTACAGAAGCATCAGTATCATTACACCAGAGCAAATTGATTTCGAGCGTATAGCTGAGTTGTTAGGCATAAGGGTTTATTTTAAGCCTATCCCAAGTTGTTCTTTCAAATATAATGACGTGTATACGATTATATTAGATAGCCGGAAAACCCACTGCGAACAGTGGGATGACTTTGCTCACGAACTATGCCATCTTTATAGACATGAAGGAGATAAAAAAACAATGCCAAAGTTCTGGTCAGATTATCAGGAAAGACAAGCAAATTACTTCTCCTATCACTTTTGTATCCCTACTTTTATGCTTCACGGAATGAAAATTCCACATAATCATTTTTTTGACGCCCGTCTCATCGCCAAGACGTTTAAAGTCACTGAACCATTTGCGAAAGTACGCCTTAACATGTACTTTAACAAAATTCATCTTATTGTTAGTTAAAAGAAACTTTAAATAGGATTGGGGGGATAATATGGCTTCATTTCAGCAGTACAAAACCAAAACGGGCTATAAATGGCTTTTTAAAATGGGAGTTGGTATCGATCCCAAAACAGGCAATAGGAAAACAACAACACGCCGAGGCTTTAAGACCAAAAAAGAAGCTGTCGCAGCCGCTGCGGAATTCCAGAAGGAAATCGATAATAATGCTCTTATCCGAAATGACATCACTTTTGAGGATGTCTTTAAAGAATGGTGGGCTGTACATTCTAAAACAATAAAGCGAAGCACCAGATACTCCAAATTATCGAAATTCAACAAGCATATCCTGCCGCTATTCGGCAAATTGAAAATAAAAGACATCACAAAAGCGTATTGCCAAAAAGCAATAAACCGAATAGCCCAAGAAATTAATTCCGCTCAAGATGTGAAAATTCAAGCTAACCTTGTGTTTAAATACGCTTTAAGAATGGATTACATCTCAACGAATCCGATGGCTTATGTTGTTATCCCGAAAAAAGAAGAAAATTTTTTATCGGATGAAGAAGAGAAACGGAACTTTTGGGAAAAAGACGAGATCAAAATTTTTCTTGATAAAGCGCACTCACAACTCACACAGCAAGATTATGTTATGTTTTACGTTCTTATTTTTACTGGCATGCGTAAAGGGGAACTTCTGGCCTTGGAATGGAAAGACGTTGATATAAAAGAAAGAACAATAAATATTAAACAAACATTGTTTTTTGAAGACGGAAAAGAAGTTATTCAAACAGCAAAAAAATATCATTCAAAACGAATCATCAAAATTGATGAACAAACCGCCCAAATACTTAAGAAATGGCGCACGCAGCAAAAGGAAATGCTCTTGTCTAATGGAATCACCACAGAAGCCAAATACGTCCTCATACGGGACGATATGCGCCCTCTGAGGCTTGCATATCCAAATGATATTTTAAACCGTATAATAGCTAAAAATAAGCTTCACAGGATCACGCTTCATGGATTCAGACATTCGCACGCTTCCATTCTTTTTGAGGCAGGTGCATCCCTTAAAGAAGTACAAGCCCGTTTGGGCCATAAAGAAATACAAACGACTATGAACATCTATACACATGTCACGAAAACCGCAAAAGAAAAAACGGCCGAAACATTTAAAAAGTACATGGAATTATAA